ACATAGTAGTTTGGGTTCCTGTTGGGTTCTTGTCCAAAGTGGTAAGTTCGGTATTGGCGAAATCGCCCTCCAAATCCGGGTCCCATCCGTTATAGTCACGGATAAGGTTCCACGGTTCGAGCGTGATCTCGCGTTTCGTCTTGAACATACTGGTGAGAATACTAAAAGCCTCGCGCTTATCGCTTCCGCTCCCGGTGTTCATCTTGCCGCCGGGAATACCTGCGCCGAGTAACGAGGGATCAACGCCCATGGAGAACATAATCTCGGAGTTTGCGGCCGATGCTTCCGGCAGGTACGAGCCATCCTTCAAAACATCATCGATGGCGGTGACCTCGATACCCTTTACCCATTCGCCGTTCATATCCTTATAAACTACCGATTGAATGGATTTTCCCGCATTCTTGTTTCCGGATAAGTGGTCATCGATGGCCTCGGTCAGCTGGTCGCGCACGAGCTTCTTCTTTTCGGCGGAGTAATCTTCCCATTCGTTCTTGTACATCCTCAGAAAATATTCTTCGGATATATAGACCATGTACTTTAGGTTCAACTGGTTCTCGAAGAGATGCTTTTTGTATTCGGGGATGGAGTTGGCAACGTCGAGCCATCCGTTATGGTAGACCGCATGCCAATCGACGGATGGATAATAGGTTTCATCCATCAAGGGATAGAAGATGGGCATGATAAATTTGTAAATGCCTTTTTCCTTACAGTATTCCTTCACCTGGTCCGCATGCCAATAGCTGTCGATTACGGGAATCTTGTCTACATAATCGCCATCGACATCGGTATTGTAGGTCCAGTTATGGCAGATTTTCTTTTGGTCGTTGGTAAGTATAAATTCCGGATAGGCGATATAGAACGTCTCCAGGTCGGCAATGGACTCTACCCAGAAGCGGTTCATCTTATTGAACTTGTGGAAGGTGTTGATCTCGGCGTTATCCTTTAGGGAAATAATGCGCTTGTCACGCTTGCCTTCGTCATTCGCTTCATCTTTATACAGATGGAAACCCTGTCCGTAATGGGTCGATTTCAATACACGGAGTCCCGCACCACCGGCACCGTTCAACTTGAGCGCCTTCAGGAATTTCTGTGGATATTGGTTGTCATCGCCCCACTTGGCCACTTTATTGGTATTACCGACCTGCTTTTCGGTCTTTACGACGGTGTGGTCTTTCTTGCTTCCGCCGAAAGCGAAGGCGGCACCGCTACCAAGGCCAAAGGCCACATCGCCATGACGTATGAATTTACCCATTAGTAGATTACTTTTTGTCCGTTAAGCTCGATAATGAACCGGATGTTGATTCTTTTGATATCGCCCTGTGGCAGAACCTTGATGTTACGGGTCTTGTTCTCGTAGTGGTTCGGGTTCTTGCGCATGATGGGCCGCGGTTTGTTGACGGTCTGCAACGATCTTATGCTGTCAACATGGGGGTTTTCTTCTGCCATGACCATCTTGGCCTTTTCGTACTGCCTGATGCTGCCACCCGTTTTGCTGTTGCGCTGAAAGGTGCGCACCTTAATGGAAAAGGGTACGGCCCTGCCGTCTGGACCGAGGGTCTTCATGAGGTCGAGGGCATCTCGAAGGTATATGGTTTCTTCTGGCATGGGGGCAATTTGGGGAAAGGGAGGGAGTGAAAAAAGGACAGGCTAGGCGTGGGATGATAGGAAATAAAAAACCCCTCGAATTCGAGGGGTTTTAAAATGGTAAACATTGCAACCGAGAATTATTTTTTGTAATTGAATCTTGGCGGCTCTATAAATTTTGACCTTGGCATTAAATAAACCTTTGACTGTGGCTCTAGCATTGTCTCCGAAATCTTGAACTGCAAAACCTTTTCTAATTCAGTGGCCGTTTCATTATGGTTATCACCAACACCTACGATAACAACCTTCACTCCAAATTCTTCAGCAGCTGCCAAAACAGAGCTTAGAGCAGTAGCATTCGAATCTGGGGCAATTACAATCACATCAGCATGGGACATTTCAGTACTTAATTCTAATGGCAAATCATCAAAGGGATGTTCGTAGTTTTTTTCCATAGCAGTTACGGTGCTCAGACCAATCAGAAAGAGACTGGCCAATAAAATTTTACTTAGGTTTTTCATAATACTCTTTTAAGGGTTAATTAATTGAATGACTCTAAATTATTTGAATTAGCAATTTCAAAAAAGGACACTTACTTGACACATATCTCCGGACCATCCAACCAATCATCGACATTGACCTTCAGTGGTTCGTTACCCATGATACTACCAACGAAACGATATCCGTACAAATGCTCGTTAAAAACTGGGCCTACCTTGGCATAGCTAACTGTCTCAACCTGAAACTTATTATATAAAAAATGTACCGGCAAGGTTGCATCATGTTTCATCCGGGCAATAACACTGAGTCCAATAGTCTCGGAATCCGCTAATCTTTGATTCTGTTCGTCATAGTCCCCATGGCGTGGCTTCGTGTAAATCGTAAAAGCAAATGTTCTATCGTTGACGGTCTGCTGTCTGCTACTTCCGGATAGATCTCCTTCATGAGACTCCAAAACCAAACAGGGTATCTCTGCAGTTCCCCTGAAGGCACCTTGAATTTCGGTCAGGTCCATTCGAAAGTAACCGGCTATCTTTTTGTGTTTAGTGGCCAGATATTGAAAGTAGTCCGTAATTACCTTGTGGTCGATCTGCATTATTTCTTCTGTTTTCTAAAGTTCTTGATGTCGTTGTTGATGATATTCAGGAAATCATAGGCTAAAACATTGTTGGTCTGCATCAATTTTGACGGATCGCCGTCGATTTTCTGCAGAACGATCTCACCAAATGATACATATTTCCCGGGCTTAGGCTTTTGCATACCTTCGATTTCGGTCGGTTTCGAAAATATCAACGGAAAAGTTTCGGCTATATGGTTCCGGCACCCTTCATAAGTGGCACCAATGGCAAGCTTCGTCTTTAATGGGAGGGCTTGAAAGATATCCGCTCGGGCATCAACAGCTTGTTTCACGAATTCTTTCCTAATATCCATGTCGTTCTGCTCATCCGCAACGGGTCGGTACAGTGTGGCGCAAAGAACCGTCAACCATATAGGTTGCTTGGTCTGTTTCCATTTATAGAAAACGGCATCGGCAAAACTGAACTCCCCGATAGTTATATTTCTGATACGTTGCCCAGGTGAATGGAAAAGCAACCCGTCTACTTTTACTGAAGGTATGAACTTGGTACGGTCGGCAGTATCATATAAGAACTTGACCAACGGAGCGAACGCCTTGGGCTGCATTTCTTTGAGCGCGACTCTAATTGACTGCCATTTATTGCCACGCAGGAGCTCCTTTGATAGCTGAAGGAATAGCCGGGCCGATGTTTCTCCTTCGGTCTGGGGCGAATCTTTAACGATCTGCTGGTATAAATGAAACTGGAAGGCAATATTCTGAAGCTGATCGGTAGATAAATCGTTCCACTTCTGCGGAATAGATAAGTTGATTTGCATTGCCCGGTAATTAGATAGGCAATATCTTGAAGTAACAGCGGGTTAAAAAGGACAGCCCCGCGATGTGGCGGGGCTGTTTATTTATTCATTTTCTAAATAGGGGCGATTAGAAAAGCTTCAACTGATTTTTAATAGCACGTTCTTTCATTCGAGATGCCTTATCAATATTCTTGCAAACCTTCAAATATTCTTTAAAATCTTCAGGTGTCGGATCAATGGATAACTTTAGTTCTAATCGATCCCGTTCCTTCTTCTGCGATTCTTGCCAAACGTGAGCGTCCCAATGTTCTTTGTAATTGCCAAATACCACTTCGTCAATTCTGAGAAGAATCCAAACCTTAAAATCTTTGTTTAACCAAGAGGCAAAGTCAATGGCTAGGAGCCGATGAAAATATATACCCATATGACCTCTATCATCAACGATTTTTAAATCTGAATGAACTGGAATTCCAGTTCGTTCAAGGGCTGAAATTGTGTCTTTAGTTTCTTTGTTAACTAGAAAATTACTAGTTCTCTTACCAAAGACTTTTGCCATTTCGGTAGCGTTCACCATTACGTTTTTATCTCCTGGATGAACCAAAAAATGAATTTCAGTTTCTTGATACAAAAAATCAACTATATTCTCTACTGAATTGCTGGCCTCTTTTCTCATGATCCAATTGTTTTAGAGTTAATAGATTGTAAGGCTAGAAGAAAATCCCTTACGTTTTGATAGGTAGCATCTACCATAATGCGTGTGCGCTGTTCATCGGCGAAGTCTGACCGGATGAATGCACTGTGCATCAAACTTAACTCTTTACAATAATCGGAAATGTCTTGCCTCGATAAGAGGTCTTTGACCGCAGCTGCGGTTTCTTCGGTGTTTGTCTGCATAACAAATAGTTTTAAAAATACCTACAAGAGCTGCAGACAAACACCG